AGTCATACTTCACTCAGTTCGGTATTGACACTAGTCGGGTATTGCACACACCGATCGCAAACGTTGAAGAACTCAAGTTTGATATGATCAACCAGTTGGAGCAGCTAGACCGTGAAGATGATGTCATTATCGTGATTGACTCTATCGGTAACCTTGCGTCTAAGAAAGAACTAGAGGACGCACTGAACGAGAAGGGTGTTGCAGACATGTCACGTGCTAAGGCACTGAAGGGTCTGTTCCGTATGTCCACACCATACCTTGCGATGAAGAACATTCCGATGCTTGCAATCAATCACACATATAAAGAGATTGGTTTGTTTCCGAAAGATGTTGTAGGTGGTGGTACTGGTATCTATTACTCTGCCGACAATATCTGGATTATCGGTCGTCGTCAAGACAAACAAGGTACTGAAGTAGTTGGATACGACTTTGTCATCAAAGTTGAGAAGTCTCGTTATGTCAAAGAGCAATCCAAGATTCCAATCGGAGTATCGTGGGAAGGTGGTGTACAGAAGTACTCTGGTCTTCTTGATGTTGCCCTTGCGGGTGGGTATGTCGACAAACCGTCCAATGGTTGGTATCAACGTGTTGACTTGACTACAGGTGAGGTCCTTGGTTCTAAATTGCGATTGAAAGAAACCATGACCGCTGACTTCTGGGAACCTATTTTTGAGTCAAGTGATTTTTCAGAATTCCTTGCCAAAACGTATAAAATAGGGTATAATAGTCCGGTAAATTCAGAAGAACTCGTTGAGGAATTATTGTAATGAAGGATTTAGACTTGGACAAGCCGTCCGAAAACTTAGACTACAAGTTAGTCCCTGCAATTGGGGAAAACGGTAGTGACCTGTGGAACGTAGATTTATTACGTGCCCCGTGGGAGAATACCACTATAAGATATAACAATGTCCGCATCAATGGTGAGGAAGGAAACATTAGTTATAACTTTGATGTCATCTCCACAGAGAACGTCGAGTACACCATAGACAATATTACTTTGCAAGGATTTGCGAGTGAAGTGTTGGGTGATATTTTAGACGTTGCAATCACTGAAGGTTACTTACAGAAAACTGAGGATTCTAATGACGGAAATCAATCTACAACAGACGATTCTGCGGAATCTACTGACTAACGATTCGTATATGAGGAAGGTTGCGCCCTTCCTCTCTCCCGAATACTTTGAAGGTACTTACAAGAGTGTCTTCAAAGAGTTCACTGCGTATATCGCCAAATACAACAATCTTCCCTCTAAAGAAGCACTCAAGATTGAGATTGATTCTGAGGACCGTATGTCTGACGAACACTATCGTCACACTATGGATATCCTTCCAGACATCTTCAAGTATGCTGAGGAAGACTTATCGTGGTTGGTAGAACGCACTGAGAGGTGGTGTCAGGATCGTGCAGTATTCAATGCAGTGATGGAGTCCATCTCTATTATTGACGGTAAGCACCAAGAGTTATCCAAGAATGCGATACCCGATGTGTTGTCTAAAGCACTGTCTGTATCCTTTGACACTAACATTGGTCATGATTACCTAGAATCTGTGGAAGATAGATATGACTTCTATCATGAACAAGAAGAGCGTATTCCGTTCGATTTGGACTACTTCAATAGAATCACTAAGGGTGGACTACCTAATAAGACCCTCAACATCGCACTGGCGGGTACGGGTGTCGGTAAGTCTCTCTTCATGTGTCATTGTGCTGGTGCTGCCTTGTCACAGGGGAAGAATGTCCTTTATATCACTATGGAGATGGCTGAAGAACGTATCGCAGAAAGGATCGATGCGAATCTACTCAACGTCCCGATAGATCAGTTGGAACATCTGAGTAAGGACATGTTTTCAAATCGTGTAAAGGGTATCGCAGATAAGACTAACGGTAAGTTGATTATCAAGGAATATCCTACGGGACAGGCACACGCCAGTCACTTCCGTGCACTTCTAAACGAGTTGAAACTCAAGAAGAAGTTCACACCGGATATGATTTTTATTGACTACCTGAACATCTGTGCGTCGTCTAGAATGAAGTCAATGGGGGGTGCTATCAACTCCTATACATATATCAAGTCTATTGCGGAAGAACTCCGTGGTCTTGCTGTTGAGTTTGATGTTCCTGTCATTTCTGCGACCCAGACTACCCGTTCTGGTTATAGTAATGATGATGTGGGTCTGGAGGATACGTCCGAATCATTCGGTCTTCCCGCCACAGCAGACTTGATGTTTGCACTTATCAGTAATGATGAACTAAATGCAAACGGACAGATATTAGTGAAACAGTTGAAGAATAGATACAACGACCCTAGTGCCCACCAGAGATTTGTTGTGGGTATTGACCGGAGTAAAATGCGACTATTTGATGTCGATCAAAATGATTCTCCCCTAAATAAAGAGGTAGATGATGGTCCAGCATTTGATAACTCAAACTCGGGTCGTCGTGTCTCTTCTGAAAAGATGAACTTCGATGGCTTCACACTATAAGGACTCCATAATGGACCCGTACGCACACACTATAATTGCGATTGCTCTTTTGTTCTTAGCTAACTGGTTCGGTAAAAAATCGGGGAGACAAGAAGGTATAAATGCGGCAGTTTCATATCTAGTTGAGATGGGAGCATGTAATGAAGAAGATATCCAAAAAGCAAATGAAAGATTCATGGATGGAGATGATATTTAATAATGACTGAGGTAGTTATTCGTAATAAAGAGTTGTTAGAGACTCTAAACAGTTTCTCAGATGAGATGCTGTCTAAACCGTCGTACAACGACGAAAAGTATTGGACCTATCACGAACCAGAAGATGTTCACAAAGGGGAGTATTACACTTCTCGTGAATATCTAGAAGACTGTTTGTCTCGTGGTCGTGATGGTCTGGTTGGCCCGCCCGATAGATACTTCGCACAACCGATTTCAAAGATGGTGCGTGAAGATGAAGATATGTGGGGTGGATTTATGCAGAAGGTGAAGTATGACTTTGCCGCTCACCTAGGTGCGCATACATCCGCCCTACTATCTTACTATCCGCCTGGCGGTTTTGTGGGATGGCATACTAACTTTGATGCCAACGCATACCAAGTGTTGTTCACGTGGTCAGAGACCGGAGAAGGTTTCTTTGAGTACTATGACAAACAGAACGACAAAATAGTAAAGATTCCGGATGTGCCGGGCTGGCAGTGTCGTCACTATTATTTTGGTGCGGGTCATGAAGAAGACCTACACTGTTGGCACGCTGCATACGCTGAGTGTCAACGCATTACCCTCGCATATAAATTTGTGAATAACGGTAGTGTAGATAACCCTGAAGATGCGCAAGCAAGACAGATGCGTGATATGTTAATTGAAGAGATTGAAAATGAAGAATAATGATGTGGTGACAGTAGTCACAGTAAGTGGAGAATACGTAGGTCGTTTGGATGGTATGAATAGTAACGGTACAGTTACTCTCAAAGACCCACGTATGTTGATTCATGGCGATCAAGGTATCGGTTTTGCACGTGGTGTGTGTATGACAAGTAAGGAAAATCCTGAGAAGGTTTGTTTCCAACAGTATGTTCTGTGCACACTAACTAATGATGATTTTTCCGCAGCATGGACGGAAGCAACAAGTGGAGTGAAATTAGTAGTATGATAGGACCAGAAGATAAAAAGAAAGTCGCAGATGCGATTAGAGAGATGTCTGACAGTATGTTACGTATTGATGCAGAGAAAGAGTTGATGAAGGACATCGTCGATGTCACTAACGAGAAGTACGGTGTTGATAAGAAGCACTTCCGTAAACTTGCGACTATATATCATAAACAAAATATGGAAGAGTCTCGCACAGAGGCTAATGAAGTTTATGAATTGTACGAGGAATTATTTCAATAATGCTTTTGACTGCCGGTTGTAGTTTCGTCTGGGGAGATGAACTGGAGGGTTTTGACCAAGACCCTCCTACACATTGGGATAAAACCTTCACGTCTATACTCGCTAAGAAACTGGATGTTGAGTATAAGAACCGTGGTATTTGTGGGGCTTGTAACGATAAGATTTTCCGTGAGGTTACGGACTATCTCCATGCGCATCCCAACACAGTCACTCACTTGGTGGTGATGTGGTCTGCATGGCAACGTAAAGAAGTCGTTGAGTATATGCCCAACGACCGCGATGTGAAGATCGGTAGACAGAATGATGTCACGCAGTTTTCACAACTTCGTACGGAATGCATTTACGATATGAACAAACGCAACACCTATCAACATATGTTTGAACATTCATATGATTCCAAAACAGATATCATGCACACTCTAACTAAGATGAAGGCGCTTGAACTAATCTGTGATGCGGCGGGGATACAACTGATTCAAGGCGTATTCCACTCAAGGAATTGGTCCAATGTTCAGGCTATACTGACAGACCGAAATCCAGACGATTCTTCTAACAAATCTTTCGAAGGAGAATATTCGATAAAATTCATTCCGGACTATAAGAAATGGTTGGTCGATTCTATCGGTTCGCTGAAGAGTTCTAGTCGTGTGGGTATGGGTCGAGGCAGAGATATGTTCACTATCTGTAGGTCAATAGAAGATATGAAAGAGTTCGGTCACCCCGGCGAAAGAACTCAAGTCATATTCGCAGACTTCTTGCATGAGATTTTTGCAAAGTCGAGTCAAGAAGAAGTATAAATAAACTAGAATCAACTAAATAAACTATGGAGTTTTGAGATGAGTGATGAACTAAGTAATACTTTATTCGCAGTAGGAGTTTTTTCTGTTGTCGGAGTATTCTTTGTATTATGGTTAAAGAATAGAGGAAAGAACAGCCGAGTTGTTCTGACTGGACCATCTGACGAACAGATTGAAACGCAACGTGTTGTGTTTACTAAGATGACCGTCAAACAACTTAGAGACTATATCCAAAAGAAAAGAATGTCGTTGGGAATCCCAGCAGGCAGAATGCCAGATCGTAAAGCAGCTTTGGTAGAGTATGCACTAGAACTGTGGCGTTCTCAACCTTGGTAAAATAAATTCACGGAATATGTAACAATGAAATCCTTTAAAGCATTCTTAGACGAAGGCGTAAACGATCCAGCAATCTTCAAGGCAATCTTCCTTGCGGGTGGTCCTGGCTCTGGTAAATCTTTCATCGTTGGTAAAACTGGATTACAGTCCCTTGGTTATAAGGTTGTAAACTCCGACGATGCGTTCGAGGCTGGAATGAAGAAGATTGGTATGGACATGACTCCAGACAACATCTTCTCACCAAAGGGACAAGAGGTTCGCGGTAAGGCTAAAAAACTTACTGGTACCAAAGAAGCAATGTACTTAAAAGGTCGTCTTGGATTAGTGATCGATGGTACTGGTAAAGATCCAGACAAGGTCGCAAATCAAGCAAAGAAAGTAAAGGCCATGGGTTACGATGTCGCAATGATTTTCGTAAACACAGACCTTGATACTGCTATCAGCCGTGATGCAAAACGTGCTCGTACCCTAGGCGAGAAAGGTGTTACTGAGTATTGGAAAGCAGTACAACGCAATATCGGTAAGTTCCAACGTATGTTTGGTAAACCTAACTTCTTGGTTGTAGATAACTCTGAAGGTAAAGACTACGAGAAAGAAACTCTAACTGCATTCCGTGATGCTAAGAAGTTCACTGACAAACCTGTCTCTAAGAAGGCACAGAAGTGGATTGATGCAGAACGTAAAAAATCCCAAAGATAGTTGACATCCCCCTCATAATATAGTATAATTCACCTCGTAATGCAAACAATAACTGAGGTGTTTTATGCTAGTTCAACTTGAAGTAGACGATGATAGTATTGATCAATTGATGGTCAGAACATTGTCTGATCATATTCCATACCTATGTCCCAAAGAAGAAATCGAACTCATAGACGCGATGAAACGCGTTTGTGACTACTTTAGCGTGGAGGGTATATAGTGAGTTATCAATCAAACATTGCCAGAGAGTACGCTGTACTACTCGCAAAGTCGGGTTCTAACCCCAGTCCTAAACAAAAGAAAGAGTTAGCGAAACTTCTAAAACTACTGCGTAAGACAGTCTAATGAGATTGCGCATAGCATCGTTCCTTGTGTCAATATCTGTGATTGGATATATAAACTATGTCAACGCACAAGATAATGCCATAGACGAAGACCTTGAATGTCTCGCATTGAATATATACCATGAGGCAAGAAGCGAAAGTCTTGCCGGTCAGTATGCGGTTGCGGATGTTACTCTCAATCGTGTGAAGGACAGACGTTACCCCTCATCTATATGTGGAGTCGTCAAACAAGCTGTACTGAGTCAGTGGGGAACTGAGAGAGGACTTGAAATACCTAGACGCAACATGTGTCAGTTTAGTTGGTATTGCGATGGTCTCTCTGACAAACCAGTAGAAACATATTCTTGGTTACGGGCAAAAGACGTAGCACGGGATATGATGTTCTTCCGTAAGTACAATGGAATAACCGAAGGGTCTACACACTACCACGCTAATTATGTAAAACCTGAGTGGAGTTCCCACGAACGGATGAGATTGATTGGTAGGATTGGAGACCACATCTTCTATAAAGAGGAATACTAATGTCAATCGATTATGCATCGCTTCCAACGGGGTTGTTTCCAGAAGAAGTAGAGGTAAATAATGCATATATATTGTACGATCATACAGGTGGACTAATCTGTGTGTACGGTGATGCAGAACGGGCAATAGACCGCGCTGCAGATGAAGTGACTAAGGACTACCAATACAATACAGTACATGTTGATGTGTTTGATTGGGCTATCACAGTTAGAGGTGATTTAGGAGAGGTGACGATCCTAGTAGAAAAAATCAACTAAAGTATTGACAAAGACGTTGTCTTTTGTTATAATACTGAAAATGTCCCGTTCGTCTAGAGGTTAGGACACCGCCCTTTCACGGCGGTAACAGGGGTTCGAGTCCCCTACGGGATACCATATTATTAAAGGAATAGTGAAATGTTTAAGAGTGTCGGATTTGCAATTTATGATCTTTACAGATTTTTCTTTGATTTGAAAATAAACCCATTGAGGCACATTCCGAATGAACTTGTACAGTTTATTCTCATGTTCTACTTGTCGGTGATGTGGTCAGTAGTGTTTACTTTCTGGGCAGGATACACTTGGATGTATGGCATTTATAGTGTGGGTGGTCACCTTGCAGTGCTTGGTGCATTCTTCATCACTGTTGCTATATTCAGCGATGCTGAGAAGAATGGTCACTTGTGGGTACAGAGGACTAAGTTACCCTCAGTGCCGAAACGTCGTATTGTTTGGGATGTGGAGAAGGAAGGATGATTGAGATTTCGGAGTCGCCTATTTCCAAAACAGGTAACTCAGAGTGGGATGACACTTTTAACGAGTGTTTTTATGAAAACGCAAAGACCGTGATGTGGCCACATAGTTGTATGCATGACGGTTACATATATGTCGCACGAGGAGAAGAATGTTCTTGGTGCGGTGGAAAAGAAGAAGACGAACCACAGGGTGAAAATGTTGTGGTCCCTATATTAAAGTTGTGAGGTAACAATGCCAATTAAGTACAAAGAAGACACGATCGTGAAGGACCGTATGACCGGAAAGGTTACGACATCACGTTTCTACGTAAGGAACCTTTCTATCGAAGCGTTGTGGAATGAGTTCCTATCATGCCGCACACCTAAGTTGAAACAGAAGTTCCGTAATGAACTCGCGGCACGTAAAGTCACACACGAAGAGATGGTGGAACGGGCAAACGCGTGAGTGTAGGAATGTTGGGTATTCTCGCAGTCTTTATGTGTCCTATGGTGTTTGGTGGTATTACGATGTACTACTCTCATAAAGAGATTCATAAAGAAACACTGCGTAGGTGGGGAAAGGATGAAGTTTAAGATAGTCCACAAGGAAGAAGACGAACTAATATTCCCTTGGAAACCTCAGTTACGTGGCATAGTGTTATGGCCGTATATGATTATACGACCTAAGAAATATGCGAAGGGTGAGATTTCTCAATCGGAGTCGATGACACGTCGTTCCCTCGTGAAGTTGTATCGTCACGAGTTGCAACATTGTTATCAAATCAAACAGAGAGGGATATTGGGGTTCTATATAAGGTATGTGTTTCTCAATATCACCAAGGGGTATCATAACCATCCCGATGAACTAGAGGCGCGTCAGTATGAGAACGAAAAACTGACCCCTTTAGAAGAAAAGTGGCTCCATGAAGGGGTCGTGAACTTAAACGATTTGGACACTTGACAGTCCTCTTAGTTTTTGATATAATATACACATAATTTTGGCGAGTAGCTCAGTTGGTAGAGCCGATGACTGTTAATCATCTGGTCGCAGGTTCGAGCCCTGCCTCGCCAGCCATTTTGCGAGAGTGGTGGAATTGGTAGACACGCTGGTTTTAGGTACCAGTGCTTCACGGCGTGAGAGTTCGAGTCTCTCCTTTCGCACCAAATTTTTTATGAACCAGTGAGAGTAGTATGACTATGAAGGCAGGTAAAATCTGGGGACAGACAGAACTCATTCACGCGAATGGTGTTTTAGAGTTTCACCGCATTGAATACAAGAAAGGTTTCAAGTGTTCCGAACATCTCCACGAGTATAAGTGGAACGGGTTCTTCGTAGAGTCCGGTGAGATGATCGTGCGCGTATGGCAAGATGACCAAGACGGTCTTGTTGATGAAACCCTACTACGTGCGGGTGAGTTTACCCAAGTCAGGCCAGGCAAGATTCACCAGTTCGAAGGTGTAAAAGACGGTGTTGCATTTGAGTTGTATTGGGCAGAGTTCAATCACAACGATATCGTCCGTCGTACCATCGGAAGTAAGTCGTGAATGGAGACCCCGAAGTAAGAGCAGACGGCCGCAGTAAACCGGACCGCGCATGGTACCCCGACAACTTCGATTGGTACCTCAAGTGGGTCGCATCTATTTTGATTCTAATTTCTATGGCGATGCGTTCTGCCGGACCAGATTTTCGCATGTATGACTTGACAATCGGGTTCGCAGGCATTATACTATGGACTTGGGTATCTGTTATCTGGAAAGACCGTGCGTTGATTATGTTGAACACGGTTTCATTGTTTATGTTAGGCACAACTATATTGAGAGAATGGTAATATGAGTAAAACGATTTATGCACACACTCCACCTTATACTAATGAGACGGTAGAATTTGAGAGATACACGAATGGTGTAGATATCAAAGGACTGAGATCTGACGGATATGTTCCTGAACATGAAATTCCTGTGGTCACTATGAAAGAAGCCTCAGAAATCGAAGCGATCGATTACAAGTTCACTGAAGGTAAATTGATCGAAGAATTGAAGAATTATGTTGACGCTACATATACTCAACACTATGCGAAACAGAAGTTTCAGGCGACAGAGTTCATCGTCGATGGTGGACATGGTACAGGGTTTTGTATTGGAAACGTGTTGAAGTACGCACAACGTTACGGTAAGAAAGGAACTCGTGACGACGCACGTAAAGATATTATGAAGGTTTTACATTATGCGATTATCCAGTTACATATACACGATAACACTTAGTTTATTGTTATCTGGTTGTACGGCATCCGGTGTCACCAATGCGTTCCGTTATGGTGCGGATGATTATAAGTTCCTAGAAAAAGAATATGAGAATCTAAGACCAAAGGTTAACTTTGTTTTGTTGAAGAACCAATCTGAGTACAACTCTGCTCGTAAGAAAAAGTTAGGTGTAAAGTGGGATTCGGTGAGTGCGTTTACTCTATGGATTCCGTCAACGGGTGAGTGTACAGTTTATATTAAAGACCCTGAGTGGCAATGGGAACCAGAGTTGATTGGTCATGAAGTTGCTCACTGTATCTGGGGAAGATACCACCAAGGTAAAAAAGGATTGAAACCATAATTATTGGAGCGGTAGTTCAGTTGGTTAGAATACCGGCCTGTCACGCCGGGGGTCGCGGGTTCGAGTCCCGTCCGCTCCGCCAACTTTATATAAAGGATAGTTTATGAGAGGAAAGCATGTAATCAAGCACCGACGTGAAGGTGCACTCGAACGACTC